TACATCGCGGCTCGCGGTTGTGACGGCTTGGTTGCTCCGCAGACCATAACTGACTACGTCCTGAACAGGCAGGGTTTCCTTGCTTGCGAAGCGATGAACCGTAAAATCGGACGCATGACCAAGGAACTGAAGCTGTCACCCTACGTTACAGCAGGTCAAGGTTATTACAAGGCCATGCAAGCCGACTTCAACCTGATTATGCAAATCATCAACCGATACAGTGGCAATCAGAACGAAGAGAAGAACGCCTTCTTGGAACTGCTTACGAACAGGGGGTTTTAATCAATGCAGACCACAGAGCGATTTGAAAAGGTGGATATCGACCGCCTTATCCCATACGCAAGGAACGCCCGCACCCACAGCAAGGAGCAGATTTTACAGCTTCGCTCTTCGCTCCGCGAGTTCGGTTTCGTCAATCCCATCATCGTGGATAAGGATTTGAACATTATCGCGGGACACGGGCGGGTGCTTGCCGCCAAAGCCGAAGGCTTGTCGGAAGTACCGTGCGTATTTGCGGAGCATCTGACCGGCGCGCAAAAACGGGCCTATATCCTTGCTGATAACCGCCTGGCATTAAACGCCGGATGGGACGAGGAACTCTTGGCTCTCGAATTCGGCGAGTTAAAAGACCTCGGCTTTGACCTTGAACTCACAGGCTTCGGTTTGGACGAGATTGAGAAACTCTTCGCCGCCGATAGCAAAGAAGTGCAAGACGATGACTTTGACCTTACCGCCGCCCTTGAACAGGCGGCTTTTGTTTTACCCGATGACGTATGGACGCTTGGACGGCACAGACTGATATGCGGTGATGCCACCGACGCCGACACCGTGAAAAAGCTGATGGGTGGTCGCAAGGCGAACCTCGTTCTGACCGACCCGCCGTACAACGTCGGCTTTTAGTCGGCAAGCGGACTGAAGATAAAGAACGACAGCCAGAAGTCGGAGCCGTTTTATAACTTCCTGCTTTCGGCATTTTGCAGCCTTGCGGACAACCTGGAAAGCGGCGGTTCCGCGTATATCTTCCATGCCGACACAGAGGGGGAAAACTTCCGCAGGGCGTTCCGGGAGGCGGGCTTCCATCTTAGCGGCACGTGCATTTGGGTCAAGGACAGCTTTGTTATGGGACGTTCGCCGTACCAATGGCAGCATGAGCCGATTCTTTACGGCTGGCTAAAAACGGGTGCGCATAAGTGGTATGCGGGGCGCAGCGAAGCCACCATCTGGAACTTCGCCAAGCCCAAGAAGAACAACGACCACCCGACCACGAAGCCCCTCGACCTGCTCACTTACCCGATAAAGAACAGTAGTCAGGCCAATGGCATCGTGCTGGACACCTTCGGCGGTTCGGGCAGTACGCTTATCGCTTGCGAACAAGCAGACCGAATTTGCAATATGCTTGAACTCGACGAAAAATATGCTTCGGTGATTTTGCGCCGCTACGCCGAATTCAAGCAGAACGGCGGCGAGGACATCACTTGCGAGCGGGGCGGAAAAACGCTTCGCTACGCCGACCTTGTGAAAGAGGTGCCGGCGCGTGAGCAAGACTTTGACCTTAGTCGGATAAAACCTTGATTTTGCCGTCATCTTTGCTGGTTATATTCTTCGAATATGACTTGCTATTAGGTGTGTTTAGAGTGAATATGTAACATAACGAAGGGCGCGAAACCCTTTGAAATCAAGGCTCACAGGAGGAAAAACAATGACGGCGAAATTCAATTTGCAAGGCTCTGAACGCAAACCTCTCGTAAAGGTAATCGAGGAACTCACGGGTCGCAAAGGCAAATACTGCATGAGCGGCGCGATGCAGTATGCTTTCAGCTTCGGTGACGGCTTGGAGCTTTACCGCGACGGCACACTCAAATCTGCCGGCGACATTTCAGACCTTTTGGCACAGCTTGCAGAACGGGGCTTGACTGCCACGGTCGAGCAGGACGAGGCTGAAGCCTACGCGGAGCGCGAAATGCGCCGCCTGAAAGTCGAAAGCGAGAACGTTCCTGACTACTCCAATAGGGGGCAGTACGGCGGCGACGACACTCCCGCCTTTGAGGAACTGCAAATGACCGAAGGCGAGGAACTGGGGCTTGGCAAAGAACGTCGCGAGGACTTTCAAGGCGAAAACGGAATGCGGTCAGATGACTGCCCCGAAACATTCACTTACCAAGCGGAACTCGACGATCCCGACTACCCAGACCGCATGGAGGTATTCACAGCCGAAAACGATGTGGAGGCTTTTAAGTGGGCGAAAGCGCAATGCACTGGCGAGATTGTGCTGCTCGAACTTAGGCAACTGGATGAGAATTATGACTTCATGCGCGGGGTGGACATCTCCGAACTGGTAGCCGCTAACGGGTTTTACGATGCCTTTGCGATCGAGATTCCCAAAAACGGATTGACGGACGCGCAGGTGCAGAACATCCTGAAGCTGGCCGAGAGCAAACGAACGCTGCTGACCAAGGCGCTCGGCAGACCGCTCACGGTCAACGACAAAGGCGAAACGCTCGATTTTATATATCCCTACTCCGCGGAAGCCGGCGTAGGGATTATTTATAGCCAACTTTCCACCGCTTTTGTTAATCACGCCAAGAAGCACCAGAGGGTAACGGCGGCGGAGCGTGAGGTCGAGAGTGAAAAATTCGCCATGCGGACCTTCCTGGTACGGCTCGGAATGAACGGCGGGGAGTTCTCGGCGGCAAGGAAATGGCTCTGCCGCAATCTTTCCGGCAACGCGAGTTTTCCTAATGATGCAAGTTACGCTGCCATGCAGGCAAGTCGCAGAAACGGAGGTCAGCTTGATGAGCAAGAATAACGGATTCCCCACACGGGAGCAGGTCGAGCGGATTCGCAAGCAATACCCCAAGGGGACTAGGCTCGAATTAATCGCAATGGATGACTCATATGCCACGCTAAAGGCCGGTGACCTTGGGACTGTGGACTTCGTGGATGACGCGGGGCAAATCGGAATGGTCTGGGATTCGGGCAGCCGATTAAGCCTTATTCCCAACGTAGACAGCTTCCGCAAAGTGCGAAATGCTCACTGGGAGGGCTGACGATGTGGAGTAACGGACGAATATTCACTGTTAAAACCAAGGTTGGCTATGAATACTGGTGCAAACACTACGACGAGCCGAGCCAGTTCGGGATCGATGGCGGCAAGATATCTAAGCTGACGATTCGCCGTCTGAGTGATGGCAAGGAGCTTTACAACTACGATCGAGGACTCGATTTCGATATCCTTGATGAGAACGGCAAGGCGGCATACCTTATTATTCTCAAACAGTACAACTAACTGCGGAAATCCCGAGATTCAGCCCCCGAAATGGGGCTATATCTCGTACAGATATTTTTCAAGGCTTCCCATACGGAGGTCTTTTTTTATTGCCGTGAAGGGAGGTTCGCCGATGGGCGCTTACAAATACACGCCGACAAAGCTGATGCTGCCGACAAGTCGCTATGACAAGCGGAGAGCCGACTTTGCGGTGGGCTTCATTCAAATGCTCAAGCACACCACGGGCGAGTGGTATGGGAAACCGTTCCACCTGATGCCGTGGCAGGAGCAGATTATCAGAGATATCTTCGGCATTGTGGATGCGGATGGTTATCGGCAGTTCCGTACCGCCTACGTTGAGGTCGGCAAGAAAAATGGCAAGTCGGAACTTGCGGCGGCGATCGCTCTCTATCTTCTGTTTGCTGACGGCGAAGCGGGCGCAGAGGTATACTCTTGCGCCGCCGACATCAACCAGGCGAGCATCGTATTCAACACAGCCAAGGCCATGGTGGAGCAATGCGGCGATCTGCGAAATCTATCCAAACTTGTACCATCCACCAAGCGAATCATCTTTCCCCATACGAACAGCTTCTATCGGGTGCTGTCCTCAGAAACGAAATCCAAACAGGGCTTCAACGTATCAGGGCTTATCTTCGACGAATTGTTCGCCCAGCAGACCCGCGAACTGTTCGATACCATGACCAAGTACACCGGCGACGCCAGGCGGCAACCCCTTTACTTCCTTATCACCACAGCGGGGCGCGACAAGACTTCGATTTGCTATGAAATCCACTGCAAGGCGAAAGCGGTGATGGACGGCTCGAAGATAGACCCAGCCTTTTACCCCGCTGTTTTTGGCATTGATGAAGAAGACGACTGGGAGGACGAGCGCGTATGGCGGCGCGTAAACCCATCCATCGGCGTGACCATTCCCTTGGAGACAGTGCAAGCCGCCTATGAACAAGCCAAACAGAATCCCGCTGAAGAGATGCACTTTCGGCAATTCCGCCTGAACGAGTGGTGCAACGCCGATATCAGGTGGATGCCGATGGACAAATGGGATGCCTGTGGTGAGAACTTAAACTCGGAGGATTACGAGGGGCGGGAATGCTACTGCGGCCTGGACTTGTCCTCTACAGGCGACCTGACTGCCCTCGTTCTGGTATTCCCTCCTGGCGCGGGC